CCCAAACCTACGCTGTAGTACCGGCAACAATTAGCCTGGGCGACTTGTCACCCCAACAGCTGCAGGACCGTGCCGTAGAGCTGACAACCACCACTAGCACCACCACGTCGACACAGCCCACCACCCGTGTGGCTTATGTGGACCCAACAACCAAATGCCAAGAATGGTTGCCCGTTGCTGTTTCTGTCGGATGGCCCAACAACACCGAAACATTAGAAAAACTAGGGCGCCTAATCTGGAAAGAGTCAAGGTGCCTAAATGTCAACCATTTGCACCCCAGTTTCAACGGTTCCGATCACGGATTGGTGCAGGCAAATATTGTGCATAAACGCTGGGCTGAAGAACTTTTTAACATGCCGTTTGAAGAATCCATGTCAGACCCAACACTCAACCTGCGGTTTGGTTTTCTGCTCTATGACGCCACAGCAGAAACAGGTGCGTGCGGTTGGAAGCCTTGGAGAATGTGCTAGCAAATGTTCAATGTTGACCGACCCGACTGGCAACAATTAGCGGCATGTCGAGGCATTGACACCAACCTGTTTTTTCCTAGCAACGCCCAAGAGTCAGCCCTAGCCAAAGCCATAATCAGACCTTTATGCGAATCCTGTTTAGTGTTTCAAGAGTGCTACGCCTACGCCGTGTCATTCCCTGAAAAGGCTTTACAAGGCATTTGGGCCAACACCACAGACAACGACAGGCGCCGTATCCGCTACAGTGCCACACCAGTTGGCTATCGTACAAAACAACCCGACCAATGAAAGGCCCGACATGAACCAACAATTAGCAGAAATGACAGCTGCTATAACCAAAGCCGAAATAACTATGAAAGCGGCGGCTTGGCAACTTGAAGCGCAAAAAACCGACATTGAAATGCTTAGAAAAGCCTTGTTTGAATTGGCTTATGTCGCCGAAGAAAACGGCATTTATTTGTCTAATCTCACTAAATCGACACAAGACACAATTGTGGCCATGCGGTTAGGTGGCTTCAAATGATTGTCGTTTTATGCCAAGAATGCCAAATGGAATTGCACCACCATGACACACGCCTGCAACCAATCCTTAAAGGCATATGCCTCGAATGTGGCCACAAAGGCAACTGGGAAGGTTTAACCCAAACCGAACGTGCAAGGTGCAATGACCTGTTGAACTATTTACGCATGACGCCTGAACAACAACGGGCATTTGACAGAAATTTGGGCAGCTGATGGACCTATCCAACTATGTCGACGTACCAACACGGTTTGCTATGGCATTGGAACGCTGGCCTGAGTTACGCATTATTGAAAACCGCCCTGAAGTAATCACGGTTGGCGACAAAACTTTTATTGCTGTTACCGTGCAAGCCTGGCGCACACCGGAAGACCCGATCAGTTGCCAGGCAACGGCTTGGGAACCGATACCTGGCTTAACGCCGTTCACCAAAAATTCCGAGATGATGAACGCAAGCACCAGTGCTTTAGGGCGTGTCTTAGGGTTTATGATGTCGTTTGGCCCAAAGATGGCTAGCGCCGAAGAAGTACGCAATCGACAAGAAACCAGCGCCCCAGCAACCCTTGTCAAACAGCCAGTTGACTTGCACCACATGGGCCGTAAAGCCCCTGCAAACCCTCGCACACAGGCGCTAGGCGCAAATGCGAGCAATGCACCATCGGAAGCCCAATTGAAGTACCTACGAGGTTTAAATTGGGAAGGCCCAGTACCTGAAACTAGAGCAGAATGTACGGCCTTAATTAAAAGGCTGGCACCATGACCGACCTACTGACTTTGTTTGACATTGACAACCCACCGTTACCCGTAAAGCGCCGCCCACCAATAAACGCCACACCGCAATTGGTAGCCCGTTTCATGTCAAAGGTTTATGTCGAATACGGCATGCCTGAAGGCTGTTGGGTTTGGACAGGCTCACGCCAAATGTACGGTTACGGCGAATTCAACATAAAAGGCACCAACTACCGTGCTAACCGTGTCGCCTACCAAATGTTCTGTGGGACTATCCCTAACGAGCTAGTGGTTTGCCACACTTGCGACAACCGTTTCTGTGTCAACCCTGTACACCTGTTTCTAGGCACAGTACGAGAAAACGCTTTAGACATGACAGCAAAAGGTCGCAACCGAAACCAGTTCAGCAAATGAAAGAATCTTATTTTCAGTCGCAGGTAATCCTGTTGGCTCGACTACACGGCTGGCTAGTTATGCACACCCGTGCTGTGGAAATCCGCCCAGGGGTGTGGAAAACACCGTTACAAGGTCACGCAGGATACCCAGACCTGACACTGGCCCATTCGACTAGGGGCGTCATATTTGCCGAACTTAAAAGCGACATCGGGCGACTATCCGAAAAACAAGAACTGTGGTTATCAACACTCAACGACGCCGGCATGGAAACCCACGTCTGGCGCCCCAAAGACATTCAAGCAATCTCAGACCGACTAGCCAAAGGACCCGACCGTGACTGAATTTATGCAACCCATCAACCCAATTCGTATTTGGACTAAAGGTAGCAACCACCGTTTTGCCCACAATGTGTTTGCTATTGCTATATCAAACTCGCATGATGTCGAATACTTAACTGTGAACGGCAATTTCATGCCAGTAACAGCAATCACCCATGCCGAAGTCCTGCTGAATGGACAATGGACAGCCATTCACACTGTAGAGATACGCCACCCAGCGACCTGATACAGTCCCAACACAATTTCATTAGTTGCATGGGTGTATCAGGGTTGTATCTGACGGGCCGTAAACAGGGGAACCTGGGTAGACGCCTATGCACCGATGTAGGCGAACAGCGTTTCCAAACGGCACAAATGGCGAATGGTTATCCACCGAACAAAAATAGACAGGCTTCCATGGGCTACTTGCCCTAAATAGTGGGGGACACAAACCACCCACCTATCACATGGAACTAGACGACAACCGCACAGGCGCATTTCCTGTGTGGGCGTCAGTATCCCTAAGCGTGTACAACATGTACACATGTACAACATTTCAACGTGTCAGTGAATAAGCCCTATATATAAATAGCAATATGGAACTAGAAGAAACAACTACTACTACAACCAACCAAGACACAAAGACGCCAAGACCACTAACCACACACACCCCGTACATGGTGTACAACTTGTACATGTACACGATTTAAGGAGACCCGACAATGCCCAGACAACACACCACTAACGACCTCACCTATCGACGCAACAGGCAAGCCCTGCTAGCGAACAACCCACCATGCCACTGGTGTGGCAAACAGGGAACAACCGCAAACCCCATGACAGCAGACCACCTCATAGAACATGACCGTGGCGGTAGTGATGACCTAGACAATTTGGTGCCGGCATGCCGCCGTTGCAATGGCATACGTGGAAACGCCTACAAAGTCAAACGTGACGCTAAAAAAATGCAAGACCGAAATAAAGCCGTAAACCATTTTTTTGACACAACCACTAAGCCCCCGACCCAATGCTTTGAAAACATTTTGGACGAAACTGACGGGAACCAGCCCGAACTGGCGCAGGTCAAAGCGCATTTGCCCAGACTTGAAACGGTGGGCCTGAACCAGCACAGTTACGGTGCAAGGGTTTCTGCCTGGGCTTCGGCTCATATGGGTGTTGACTTGATGACCTGGCAAAAGCATGTGCTTGAAGGTCAGCTGTCGCATGACGGTGAAGGCAATCTGCAATTTCGTGAAGCTCTTGTGTCTACGGCACGCCAGCAAGGTAAGTCTGTTGCGCTTCAGGCTTTGATTGGTTGGTGGCTTACTGAAATGGCGGTGATTCGAGGCAAGCCCCAAGCTGTGCTTTCGGTGGCTAACAAACTTGACCGTGCCGAAGCAATCTTTGGGTTTATTGCCCCAATACTTGTAGACAAATTTGGTGGAAAGGCGGCCAATGCTTTGGGCCGTAAGTCTGTAAAAATGCCTGATGGGTCAACGTGGGAAGTTAGAGCTGCAACCCCAAACCTGCACGGTGGTAGTTACGACTGTATTTTGATTGACGAACTTTGGAATATTTCGGCGGCGGTGGTGGACGAAGCGTTACGACCAAGCCAAATTGCTATTGGAAATGGTGGCCCACTACTCAGCATGTGGTCAACGGCTGGCGACGAGTCAAGCGCCTGCTTTATAGCTTTTAGAGAAGCGGCCATATCTGAGATTGACAACGGCGATACCGGCAACCTTTACTTTGCTGAATACAGCATGAAGCCAGGTAGTGACCCTAGAAATGAAGCCAATTGGATTATGGCCAACCCAGCGATGGGGCAAACCGTGACCGTCGAAGCATTACGAGCTGTCAGCAAAAAAGATTCGTTTCTTCGAGCGCACTTAAACATGTGGGTGTCTGCCCGTGGCGCATGGCTACAACCTGGCGTCTGGGACAAACAAAAAACCGATGTGCCTATGCCACCTGGTGGCGTGTTAGCAGTTGACACCGACCTGACAGACGGACGCTATGTTGGCGTCAGATCATCAGTGCTTGAATCCAAAGCCCATGTTTGTGTCGAATTCATGGTAGATACCGAAGACCAAATGTGGGAAGAAGTAGAACGGGTCATGGCAGACACGGCCACAAGTCTGGTCATTACGCCAGCCCTGCATTTACATTTGCCAACAAATTTGGAACGTCGAAGCACCGTCATTGGTTACGGCGAACTGCTCAAATATTCGGGCCTTATTCAAAAGATGATTGTTGAAGGCAAAGTAAGACACCGTGGCGAACTGTCTTTGGCTGAACATGTCAACCGTGCCGTGCTAACTAAAACTGGTGGCGGTGTCGTTCTGTCTAGTCAAAAGTCGCCTGGCCCAATCGAGCTGTGCCGGTGCATGGCATGGGCTATTGCCGAATCGTCACGGCCTAAAATTGTAGGCAAACCAATGTTTGCTGTGTCTAAGACACCGTGAGTTTCGGTCAGGCTATTGTTGCAATAGTTCCTGCCCTGCGTCGGGCAGGGCAGGGACACACCCCCGATAGGAAGAAACACCATGGGATTGTTTAGCGGTACCAAAGTTAACAAAGCGGCGATAAGCCCCCAGCCTGAACCGTCTGTGCAAGCAGCTGCGGTTGGCGGTGCCTATTACAGTTCGCAAGTTGCTGGCCCTAACCTCATTGGTGATTGGTGGTCTTACCAGGCTGGCCTTATGCGTAACCGTGCAATGTCGGTTGCCGCTATCAGTCGAAGCCGTGACCTTATGGCGTCAGTCCTGGCAAACATGGAACTGAAGATGTGTACCGAAATGTGGAACGGTGAAGAAATGGAAACCGTACCGCTGGCGCCACGTTCCTGGCTGAAACAACTTGACCCTGAAATGCCAAACAACTTCTTGTTTCCGTGGGTATTTGATGATCTTTTCTTTTTTGGCCGTTGCTTCTTGTACATCACAAGTCGAACAAAAGACGGTTACATGGCCAGCGCCACAAGATTACCCCAAGGGTCAATTACCACGCCCGACGCCAACGGTCCCGTCTGGTTTGGAAAATCAAAAGAAATCTATTTTAACGGTGGCGCTATAGACCCAGCCGATGTAGTCCAAATTTACAGCCCAACCCAAGGCATGATCTTTATGTCTGAGCAAACCATAGCAACAGCCTTAAAACTTGAAGACGCCAGGTATCGCAATGCTTCGAGCGCCATACCGGCAGGCGTACTTAAACAAACTGGTGGCGAACCGTTGTCAGCTATTGAGTTGGCACAGTTGGCTGAAGCGTTTA